ACCTATCGCATGGCAAAAGACATAGCCTGGAAAGAAATAAAGAAACTTATCCCACGAGAATGGATAGCCTCCAAAAACGAAACTGACCTCAAAATTGAACTAATCAATGGATCGCTAATCGAACTCAAAGGAACCGAAAACGCAACAACCCTGCGTGGCCGAAGCCTAGCTGGAGTAGTACTTGACGAAGCAGCCTTCATGGATTCCGATGTCTGGTTCCAAGTAATCAGACCCGCACTCGCAGATAAACAAGGTTGGGCACTATTCATTTCCACACCAGACGGCACAGCCTCATGGTTTTACGATTTATGGTGCTACGTTCCAGACGATGAAACAGGTGATTGGAAACGCTGGAGCTTTACAACAATAGACGGGGGTAATGTTCCAGAAGAAGAAGTCGAAGCAGCCAAGGCCCAACTAGATACCAGAACATTTAAGCAGGAGTTCGAGGCAAGTTTCGAAAATCTCACTGGTCTCGTTGCAGTCTCATTTTCAGATTCCAACATTTCTACCGAAGCCGAGGACATATCCATCGCCCCACTCTTATTAGGAGTCGATTTTAACGTAGACCCACTTTGCGGAATCTGTGCTGTTCGCCACCGAGAATACTTATACGTCTTTGACGAGATAATTATGACGGGCGGTGCAACAACCTGGGATTTCGCAGAAGAAGTAACCCACCGATACGGAGTAGATAGAAGAATAATAGCTTGCCCTGACCCAACTGGTGCAGCTAGAAAAACATCAGGAGTTGGCTCAACGGACCACACTATCCTGCGTAGAAGCGGATTCACTGTATCTTCTCCAAAAGCACCCTGGAAAATACGAGATAAAATTACATCAGTAAATACCGCACTATATGATGCAGCAGGAGAAAGACGAACTTTAATCCACCCACGCTGTAAAGAATTAATAAAATCCCTCCGAACTCTAACTTACGCTCCAAATACAGGTATGCCTAATAAAAATCTAGGAGTTGACCATGCTTTTGATGCTTTTGGCTATCTTTGTCTCCAGCAATTTAACCTTGCAAAACCAGAGACATTAGGTCAAACTTCGTTTAGAATATACTAAGAACTACCTAATTCTTACTATGTACCATTCTACAACTAAGAAAAAGAAGAAAAAGAAGAAGGGAGGTAAAAAACGTGGCGAATGTTCCTGTAAATAAAGCGTTATACTCTAGGGTAAAGTCAGAGGCTAAACGCAAATTTGCTGTTTACCCTTCTGCTTACGCTAACGCATGGCTTGTACGAGAGTATAAGAAGCGTGGCGGTACTTATCGTTCTGGTACTAAAAAAAGTGGCAAGAAGTAGTGGTGGTTTAACCCGTTGGTTTAAAGAAAAATGGGTGGATGTCAAAACTGGCAAGCCTTGTGGCCGTCAAAAAGGCGAAAAACGGGGTTATCCTGCCTGTCGACCAAGTAAACGTGTCTCAAGTAAGACACCTAAGACTGCTTCAGAAATGTCAGCTAGTGAAAAAGCAAGATTTAAGCGTGAAAAAACCAGCAGTGCTAAGATAAAGTATCAACATAGACGTAAAAAAACCACCAAAAGGAGTAAAAAATGACTGAAATTACCGATGAAATGTTAGATGTGATTGAAAAAGTAAAAGGAAAACGAAATCCTGCACTTTGGGATCCCAGATGTGAACAATATTTAGCAAATATGAAAAAAAGTACTGTAAAAAAGTCAACAACAAGTTAAACTAATTGTAAATACTCTTTTTTCTTAGGATCATGGCAGTTTTTCGTGGAGAAGAAGGCTCCGTAAAATTTAAAAACGGAACTGGAACTACATCAGCAATCGTAGCTACAACAGGTTGGACTCTTGACATAACAAAGGATACTTTAGATGTCACAGCACAAGGAGCAACCTCAAGGGCACAAGTTGGTGGCCTTATATCTGGTTCTGGTTCAGTAGATTTCCTATATACTGCTGCCACAGGTGATACTCAAGCTTTATTAGCGGATGTTTTAACAATAGAAGATGCTGGTGATGCACAATTTGAACTATTTTTAGATACTTCTGGCGGTAAAAAAGTAAGTTTTGCTGGAATTGTTACAGGAACATCTTTATCTGCTACTACAGGTGACATTGAAACTGTAAGTGTAAGTTTCATCACTAATGGTACTATTACCAGTGCGGTTTAATGCCCAAAGGATCTTATTCGAGCAAACAACGTAAACTTGCTGCTGTTGCTCCACCACGGGATAAGATCACTGCTGCTGATATGAAAAAGCTACGTTCCAAGAAAAAACGAAAAAAGAAGTGAAACTTACCACTCGCCAAAAAAATCTATTAGATAAACATTCTGAGCATCATAGTGCAAAGCACATGGAGTTTATGAAAAGGCGAATGAGAGCAGGAGATACTTTTACTCAGGCCCATAAAAAGGCACAAGCAAAGGTGGGCAAATGAGAAAGAAACGCAAACAAGTAAATTTAAGCGTAGGTAGAGGAGAAAAATCCAAAACTGGTGGACTTACTGCAAAAGGTCGTGCAAAATATAATCGTGCTACTGGCAGTAATTTAAAAGCACCAGTTACAGGAAAAGTAAAACCTGGTAGTGCAGCAGCCAAAAGAAGAGCATCTTTTTGTGCAAGAATGTCTGGTATGCCTGGACCAATGAAAAAACCTAATGGTGAACCTACAAGAAAAGCGTTAGCTTTAAAGAAATGGAGGTGTCGTAAATGACATACGCTGTACCAGGCCCAATCCGAACAAACATTGTCTCATCTACTTCTGTAGGTGGGATAGACAGTCCTTTTACTCGCACGAGGGCTGTCCTAGACATGATGAAGGGATGGGAAATAATGAAAGCCGTTACTGAAGGAACTGACTATCTAAGAACAAATAGCGAAGCATTTTTACCTTTAGAACCAAGAGAAGATTATGAAGCCTACCTCGCAAGAGTAAACAGAGCAGTATTCAGTCCATTTACCCAAAGACTAATAAGAGCAGCAGCAGGATTAGTACTTCGCAAACCAATAACACTGACAGGCGATCCATATTGGACAGAAATGTTCAAAGCAGACGTAGATGGCTGCAAATCTGATTTAGACGAATACGCACGAAGAATACTAATGTGTTCTCTCACCTACGGTCAAAGTCATATTCTGGTAGATTATCCTGCACCATCAGGAGCAGTGAGCCTTGCAGAAGAACGTCAACAAAACCGCAGACCATACTGGATCGAAGTTGACCCAACAAATCTCTACGGCTGGAGATTAGATAGAGAATCAAACTACGGAAACTTGATACAAGTGAGAATAGGCGAGAAAGCTGTATTACCTGATGGACAGTTTGGCGAAAAAGTATTTGACCAAATCAGAGTAATCGAACCAGGTAGATACAGAGTATTTCGTAAAAAAGAACAAATAGAAGAAATGTATGACGTATCAGATAACAGTGTCACTGGTGATTTTGAAGTTGGTTCATCAGATAAGGATTATAGACAGGTAGAATCTGGTAATTTTTCTTTAGGTGAAATACCTTTAGTAACAATTTATTCTGGCAAAACAGATAATTTGGTAAGCAAACCACCTCTTTTAGATATTGCATACTTAAATCTTGCACATTTTCAAAGACAGGCCGATCTAATTCATAGTTTGCACGTTGCATCTCAACCATTATTAGTTATGGAAGGTTATGACGACCAGACTAAAGACCTTGCTATATCCGTAAACTACGCAATGGCTACACAACCTGGAAACAAAATTTACTATGTGGAGCCAGCTTCTAGTGCTTTTGATGCTCAATCAGCAGAAATAAAAGAGCTACAGATGCAGATGGCAACACTCGGAATCAGTACATTATCACAACAGAAGTTTGTTGCAGAATCAGCAGATGCTCGCAGACTAGATCGTGTGGATACAAATTCCATGCTCGCAATGGTTTCTATGGAACTAGAACAAAAGCTACAAAAAGCCTTCAATCTCTCAGCCGAATATGTTGGAATCGAACCGCCAGAAGTAAAAATTAGTAGAGATTTTGATATTGAAAGATTAATTGGACAGGATATTACAGCTTTAACATCATTATTCGATCAACAAGTCATTGATAGAGAAGAATTTAGAGATATTTTGGTACAAGGTGAAGTTTTACCAACAGCAAATGAAGCCAAAACTGAATAGTTTGTTACAATAGTAGATAAGTACATAAAACTTATGGCTGGATCAATAGATCATGTTCTGCAACCTGACGGAACTTATAAATGGGAAGTGGTAGACCCAAATACTAAAACACAGAAAGCTGCTACCTCAAAAACAACTAAGAAAAAAGTTGCTAAAAAGAAAACTGACAGTCCAATTTCTGAATAATCAATGGCAATCGAAGAAAAAGTAATTCAGCCTGATTCCGTGAATCCTCCTGAACAGCCTGTGGCTGAAACTACTTCACAACCACAAGCACCAAATCTTGATTCTGTTAAATCAGAATATGAAGCAAAATTAGCTGCTGCTCGTAAAGAAGCTGCTGAAGCACAAGAAAAATTTAAAGGCATTAAAGGAAAATTAGATGATGTCTATAAACAAAAAGATGAGCAACGTAAACAAGAGTTAGAAGATCAAGGCCAATGGAAAACTCTTTGGGAAGAAGCAAATAAAACAGCTCAAGAAAAAGAGCAACAGATAATAACTTTATCTCAACAATTAGAAGATTTAAAAACTTCTAATGAAGTTGCCTCTACAAAAACAACAGCCCTTGCAGCTATTAGTAATCTTGGAGCAATCAATGCAGAACAAACCCTGTCATTGTTACAAGGAAAGTTACAAAAAAATGCTGAAGGTAAAGTTGTTATTTTAAATGGTGGAGTTGAACAAGATTTAAATACTTACCTGTCTAGTCTTAAAAATCCTGGTAGTGGTTGGGAACATCATTTTAAACCTAGTAGTGCTGCTGGAATGGGTGCAAAACCAAGTCCTGTGGCAAACGCTGGTGGAGGCCAGGCAAATCCTTGGAAAACGGGCAATCTGACTCAACAAATGATATTATCAGAACAAGACCCACAGCTTGCAGCAGTGCTCAAGCAAGAGGCTCAAAAATAGTTAGTTTCTGTGAGACTAATCCCCTTGTCTGTGACTAGGGTATCGCAAAAGTAACAAGGTAATCTGAATGGCTGCTCCGTTTCAGAATTATTCTGGCGGTGTCCTACTAGCGGACATCGTTAAGAGAAATAATCTCAGCACATACGTTTCCGAAGCTATCAAGGAACGTAGTGCATTTATTAAATCTGGTGCTGTTGTGCGTAACGCACTTCTTAACGCATCAGAAGGTGGAACAAGAATACAAGTTCCAGAATTTAACCCAATTTCACCAACGGAAGAAATTCTTACTGGTGCTGCAAACTGGGGTACAAGTAACGCTGGTTATTTGACACCACAGAAGATTGGTACAGGAACACAGATCGCAACTATCTGTCATAGAGGTTTTGCGTATGCTGTTGATGATGTAGCTGTATTGGCTGCTGGTGAAGATCCAATGGGTCACATCAGAAACCAAATTGCAGATG